GAACAAGAAAAACAACTGATGACTGAGCTTTGGTCTATAGACATCAAAGACAGTCCACTAAACTTTGTTAAGTTTGCCTTCCCTTGGAATCAAGAGAATACCCCCCTCGAAGGTTTTACAGGGCCAAGGAAGTGGCAAGAAAAAATTTTACGAGATATTGGAAACCACATACAAAGAAACCAAAGTTTAGATATGCCAGAGATGTTTAGACTAGCCGTAGCATCAGGTCGTGGTATCGGTAAGTCAGCCTTAGTTTCTTGGCTGATCCTTTGGATGCTCACCACCCGCCTCGGCTCCACCATCATCGTCACCGCCAACACCGAGCAACAGCTACGCTCGCGCACCTGGGCTGAACTCGGCAAATGGCTTACGCTATCCATTAACTCACACTGGTTTCACAAAACCGCCACCTCACTAAAACCTGAGAAGTGGTTTGAAGAAGCACTGATACGCGACCTACAAATCGACACTGGCTATTACTACGCACAAGCACAACTCTGGTCAGAAGAAAACCCAGACGCATTTGCGGGTATTCACTCCACCTACGGAGTATGTCTAATTATGGATGAGGCATCAGGTATTCCCGCACCCATCTACTCAGTATCGGAAGGGTTTTTCTCCGAACCCACAGCAGACAGATATTGGTTTACTTTTTCTAACCCAAGAAGAAATACAGGGCCGTTCTACGACAGCTTTCACTCCAAGCGCAAATACTGGCATAACGAACAAATAGACTCGCGCGATGTAGAAGGTACGGATCAAAAACTGTTCCAGAGTATGTTAGATCAATACGGAGATAATTCGACCGTTGCGAGAGTGGAAGTGCTAGGTGAGTTTCCAAGCGCGGATGACGATACGATTATTCCTATGGAACTTGCAAGGGGTGCGGTAGAAAGAGAGGTGTCTTTGAGTGCGTCTGCGCCTATTGTGTGGGGTGTGGATGTGGCGCGATTTGGTGGGGATAACTCTGCGTTGTGTGTGCGACAAGGCAATACTGTTTTGGAAATGAAAACATTTAACTCTATGGATTTAATGCAACTTTGCGGGGCGATAAAAAACAAGTATGATAACGAAACAGTAATGACAAAACCGCAAGAGATATTGGTCGATGTGATTGGGCTAGGTAGCGGGGTAGTGGATAGGCTGTCAGAGCAGAACTTGCCAGTGCGTGGGGTGAATGTGGCAGAAGCACCATCTACCAAAAAGAATTTTTTAAACTTGCGGGCAGAACTTTGGTTTGCAATAAAAGATTGGTTAGCACAAAGAGATTGTCGCTTGCCAAATGACGATGAATTGATAGCAGAGTTGGTTGCACCAATTTATAAATACACATCAACAGGGAAAATAAAGATTGAATCTAAAGAGGAAATGAAAAAAAGAGGGATTAAGTCACCCGATAGAGCCGATGCATTAGCATTAACTATGGCAAGTGCGGCAGCTTCATTTAGTGGAAGTCAATCATTTATGGGGTATAATTTTAAAAAACCGTTAAAGTCAAGAATTTTGAGAGTTGGATAACCTATGAAATACGATAAAAAAGATAAGAAAGCTAAAGGTACAAAAAAAGTAGATTACACAAAATTACAAAGCATTATCCGTTCTAAATTGGATGATGCCGAAGATTACATCAATCAAATAGGTAAGGAACGCGCAGAAAGCACAGAATATTACTTGGGTACTGAGCCTGATAATACCAGTGATTTACAATCTGAGTTCATATCGACTGATGTTAGAGATAGCGTATTGTTTATGTTGCCATCAATCATGCGCACTTTCTTTGGCACTAAAAAAGTAGTGGAGTTTGTACCCAATAGCCAAGAAGATATTCCTGTTGCAGAGCAACAAACTGACTATATCAATTATATTGTCCAACAAAAAAACTCTGGTTTTAAAGTCTTGTACGATGCGTTCAAAGATGCGCTCGTAAGAAAGTCAGGATTTGTTAAGGCTTTTTGGGATGACACCATGAGTTCCACAACGCACGAATACACAGACATTGATCCGATGTCATATCAAGCGTTAATACTTGATCCAGATGTTGAAGTCGTGAAAGAGTCGGTAAAGATGGAATCTATGACCATGATAGACCCACAAACCAACGAAGAAATTACACAAGAATCACCCGCAAGTTATGACCTAACAATTAGAAGGGTGAAAAGAAAGGATCAAGTCTGCATAGAAGCTGTACCGCCAGAAGAAGTTTTGATATCAAGAGATGCAAGAAGTTTAGAATCTTCTAGTTATGTTGCGCATCGAATGGTAAAGACTGTATCTGACTTAGTTGCTATGGGATACGATAAAGAAGAAATAGAGGAATATGCGGGGTCTGGATCGTCTTTTGATGCTAACACCTACACGGAAAGAGAAGCACGAAACCCACTCGGTGAAGATGTCTACCCTACGTCTAGCACCGAACACTCAAAAGAAGTTTTATACATTGAACATTATTGTTTTTACGATTTAGACGATGATGGTATAGACGAGAGGATCAGAGTATGCACAGTTGGTAATGGCGCAAATATTGTCAACTGCGAACCTTGGGATGACCTTCCTATTGTCATGTTCTGCCCCGATCCAGAACCTCACACCTCTATTGGTAGTTGCCCCGCAGATTACGTTAAACCAATCCAAGCAGCTAAATCACAGATTATGCGCGACACATTGGATTCATTGGGTCACTCAATATTCCCAAGAATGGGTGTGGTTGAAGGACAAGTAAACATTGATGATGTATTAAACACTGACATTGGACAACCGATTAGGATGCGTGCGCCAGGTATGGTGCAACCTTTCTCTGTACCGTTTGTCGGTAAAGAAGCATTTCCTGTTCTGGGTTACTTAGACGAATCCAAAGAAAACAGAACTGGTGTATCTAAAGCAAGTGCTGGATTAAACGCTGATGCATTGCAATCAACCACTAAATCCGCAGTTTCAGCGACTATGAGTGGTGCGCAAGGCAGAATCGAGTTAATTTGCCGTCATTTTGCAGAAGGTGGGATGCAACAATTATTCAAACTTGTTAATGGTTTAGTGATAAAACATCAGGATTCACAAGCAGTTTATCGCCTAAATAACGAATTTATCGCTGTTGATCCACGTTATTGGGATGCAGATAAAGATATGGTGGTAAATGTCGCAATAAGCAAGTCTAGCGATGAAGAAAAGTCTGCATTGCTAGCGCAGTTAGCGGGCAAGCAAGAGCAAATACTGCAAACGATGGGAATGAATAACCCATTGGTTAGCTTGCAACAATATTCCAATACATTAACTAAAATTATTGAGATGGCTGGATTTAAAGACGCGCAATCGTTTATTAATACGCAAGTACCGCCTATGCCACCACAACCAGAACAGCAAAAACCAGATGCAGCAGAGATGTTAGCGCAAGCTGAAATGCAAAAAGCGCAAGTGCAAGCGCAGAAAGCAATGATTGATTCTGAAACAGATAGAATGAAAATTATCATGGATGACGATAGAGATAGAGATAAAGCAGAAGCTAACATTAGATTAAAAGCTGCTGAACTTAACGCTAAATATGGTGCGCAAATTAATGTGGCAGAAATAAATGCGTTAATGGAACGTGATAGAGAAACGCTTAGACAGATCGCTAAGACACAATCACAAGGATTATTTACAGGTGGAAATCCAAACAACTAAGTATTATGACATTGAGTTTTTAGAAGGTGATGAAATATTTACAGGAACAGATATCCCAGCTAATTCGGAAGAAGAAGCAATAAATAAAATGATGTTTATGTTTATGGGAAAAATAGATCAAAACTCAGAATTAATTCATATTGAAGAAAACAGGATACATTAATTATGGCAATAACTTATCGAGGCGAAAGATTTAGCGGATACAACAAACCCAAAAGAACACCAGGTAAAAATAAAAAGTTTGCAGTATTGGCAAAAAAGGGTGAAACAGTAAGATTGGTTCGATTCGGTGATCCAAATATGACGATTAAAAAAGATCAACCAAAAAGACGTAAATCATTCAGAGCAAGACATAAATGTGACACTAACCCACCCAATAAATTAACAGCAAGATATTGGTCTTGTAAAAAATGGTAAGGAGATAACATGGCAAAACGTGGTTTATACGCAAATATTCATGCAAAAAGAAAAAGAATAAAAGCTGGTAGTAAAGAAAAAATGAGAAAACCTGGTACTAAAGGTGCGCCTACAGCAAAAGCATTTAAACAAGCTAAGAAAACTGCAAGGAAAAAGAAAAGATATGCGTAAAAAAAAGAAAAAATCATCTAAGACTAAAAAGAAAACTTACGGATACTAAGTAATGAAAACTAAAAAATCAGCTAAAATGATTAAAGGCGTAAATGTTTCTTCTTTAGATAAACAGCAACAAAACGCCATGAAAAAACACGCAGAACATCACACAATCAAACACTTAAAAGTAATGGTTGGTGCTATGAATAAAGGTTCTACTTTTGGCGAATCACATAAACTAGCAACAAAAAAAGTTGGTGCATAATGAAATTTAAATTTGTTAAAAACTTAATCGGTGCTGTTGCACCAACAATCGGTACTGCTCTTGGTGGGCCTATGGGTAACATGGCAGCCAATATGGTAGCTGATGCTTTGGGTTGTGAGCCAACGCCAAAGAAGATAGAGCAAGCAGTACAGCAAGCAACGCCAGAACAACTCGCAGAACTTAAAAAGATTGATACTGATTTTGAAATTAAGATGAAAGAGTTAGATGTTGATTTATATGCTTTGGAAACAAAAGACATACAAGATGCGAGAGGTAAGTTTTCTAAAGATTGGACAACTCGAATTATGGGTATTGCTACTTTGGGTGGATTTATGGGTTATATATTTTTAGTAACACTACAACCACCAGAGCAGAACAGCGAGGCACTCATTAACTTAGTTCTCGGCTACCTTGGCGGTTTAGCAAGCGCAGTAATTAGTTTTTATTTTGGTGCATCTAATGGTGGTAGTAAAGACTAATGGAAACATCTCAGAACGGAATAGATTTAATTAAGCATTTTGAAGGTTGTCGATTAGAGCCTTATTTATGTAGTGCCAATGTTTTAACGATAGGTTACGGTCACACAAAAGATGTGGTAGAGAATATGCACATAACCGAAGAAACAGCAGAATCATTACTGCAACAAGATTTAAAAGAGTTTGAAGATCATGTTGATAAATTAGTTACAGTTGATTTAAACCAAAATCAATTCGATGCTTTGGTATCATGGACATTCAATTTAGGTGCGGGCAACTTAAAGTCAAGCACTATGTTAAAAGTTCTTAATGAAGAAAAATACGATAAAGTGCCAGAGCAAATGCAAAGATGGAATAAAAGTGCTGGGGTTGTGAATAAAGGTTTGGTTAAAAGACGAGGTGCGGAAGCATTACTTTTCGCAAGCAAAGCATGGACATAAACCCTTTTTTTCTTTGGAATGTTATTTTAACATTAATATACGCACCATTAATTTATGGTATAAGAAACAACGCGACAGAGATGAAAAGAATAGATATATTGCTTAATAAAACAAGAGAAGAACTGCCAACAAGGTATGTGACTAAAATTGATTTGTTAGAAGATATGGAAAGATTGTTTAAAAGATTGGATAATTTAGAATCAAAAATAGATAGATTAATCTCAAGGTAGAAGGAATAGATATGGCACAAAGAATTATAGACCCTTTATTCAGTTCGGGTTTAAGGTATGCGCAATCAATAGCGGGTGGAGAGAATGTAGCTGACATGATTGCACCGGGTGTAGGATACTCAGAGGAGTTTCCAGAAGGTTTTGTAATGCGAGATGGAGTACCAGTTTCTGTCAGGGAAGAAGCCCCAATACCCACACCACCTCCACCCCCACCCGCATTAATGCAAGAGCCAGTAAGGACTGCTCCATTTAATCCTAACAACCCATACAATCTTCCTATTGATCCTGAGAGTTTATTTATCAACACATTTCCTACTGGATATTCTAGGGAAGGAAAAGAAATGCTAGATACAGGCATACCAATGGATGACATGATGAATGTCATTCAACCAAGAGAAGCACCCACACCTGTAATGCAACCACCAATGCCACCGATTGACATGGGCATGGTAGATACTTCTGGTTTATCAAGAGAAGAAATAGAATCAGGCGCATTTGATGCTTTGATGTTTCCTAGTATTCCAGAGCCACAACCAATTAAATATCCGTCAGTAGGTTATACGCCTTTTGATTTTACTAACATACAAGCAGCACTAGATAGTGTTGTTCCAGTAAGAGGTGGTGGAACAGGAACTATAGGTGGTGGAAGAATAAGGAGATAGCATGGCTACCAGAGAGGAAGTATTAGAATCAAACGAAGCAGAATTAATTTTAAAAAGCGATGTATTTAAAAAGTCTATCGATAATTTAAAAGAAGAATATGTTGCATTATGGATGAATACCAAAGGTGAAGATAATGTTGCCTTTCGGGAAACCTTGCATAATGCGATTAATATTTTACCAGAAGTGGAGAGGCATCTACGCATTTTGGTAGAACGTGGGAAGATAACAAGTGCGCAAATCAAAAAATTGCACAATTATATATAACTAGGTAAAATTTTAAAAAATTAAGGAGTAAACATGAGCAACAACGCCAAGCCGATTGCTTTACAATCAGAGTTAGATAAAACTGTAAGTTCTTTTGAAAATCTTTTGACTCCAGTTGAGGAAGCACCAGAGGAAGTTCAAGCAGAACAAGCAGAAACATCTCCAGAAGATGTCGTTGAAACAGAAATGGAAGCGGAAGCAGAAGTTGAGGCAGAAGCAGAAGTTGAAGTCGAAGATGATTTCGAGGAAGGAGAAGAAGAAGTAGAACAGTCTTTAGAAGAACAAACAGAAGTAGAGGAAGAACTACAACCTACTGCCTACACCGTAAAGATTGATGGTGTTGAGCAAGAGGTCACGTTAGATGAACTCCGAAACGGATATTCTCGTCAGCAAGACTATACTCGCAAAACTCAAGAACTGGCACAACAACGTAAAAGTTTTGAAGATCAGCAATCAGAGTTAGCGAAAAAAGATGCTATTTACGCTCAGTTGTTGCCTCAGTTAGAGGCAAGTTTAAATGGTGAATTGGAAAACGAACCAGATTGGTCAGCACTATACGAATCTGATCCTATTGGATATGTTCGTGAAAAAGACGTTTGGGAAGAAAAACGTAAAAAGTTAGATGCTGCTAAAGCTGAAAACAAAAGATTGCAAGAAGAAGCAATGCAAAAACAGCAAAAGCAAATTCAAGATTTTGTCGATTATGGACAAAAGCAACTTAAAGAAAGAATTCCCGAATGGTCTGATGCAGAGAAATCCCAAAAGGATAAACTTGCAATCACTAACTATGCAGTTAACGAACTTGGGTTTACTCAAGATGAAGTTAATCAGGTGATAGATTATAGAGTGCTACTTGGCTTACGAGATGGGATGCTATACCGCAAACAAGTGGCAGCAACCAAGAAGAAGCCAACCCAAAAAGCAGCTTCAAGAGTTGCAAGACCTGGAACAGCCAATAAACCTAAAACAGCAACGCCAGTGAAAAAAGCAAAAATGAGATTAGCTAAATCTGGCAAAGTGCAAGATGCAGCTAAAGTTTTTGAACAATTAATTTAAAGGTATAAAAAAATGGCTAAAGTAACAAACGCCTTTGACACATATACTGCGACTGCTGACAGAGAATCATTGTCTGATACTATCTACAATATCTCTCCAATGAGTACGCCTTTTATGAGTTCCATAGGCAAAACAAATGTAAAAAACGTCCAATTTGATTGGCAAACAGAAGCCCTACCTACTGCATCTGGTACAGGTCAGTTGGAAGGTTTCGAGCTATCAAGAGCAGCTTCTACTGCTACAGTTAGAGAAAGTAACGTATGTCAAATCTCAAGCAGAGATGCAACTGTAACTGGTACGCAAAATGCTTCCGATGCAGCGGGTAAGCGCACAGAAATGGCGCATCAACTAGCTATTATGGCTAAAGCTTTGAAGCGCGATATGGAAACGGCCTTGTGTTCTAAGGTAGCTAAAAATGCTGGTAACGCGACTACTGTTCGTCAAACTGGTGGTTTTGAAACTTGGACAGAAACTAACGTATCGCGTGGTTCTGGCGGGTCTGGTGCTGGAAACGGTGCTGCTCCTGTTGACGGTACGCAACGTGCGTTTACTGAAACTATCCTAAAAGCAGTACAACAACTTTGCTTTGCAAACGGTGGTGAGCCTTCAATGTTGATCGTTGGCCCACACGTTAAAAGTGTTGTTTCTGGGTTTACTGGTCGTTCATCTGCAAGACAAATGATTGATGCTAATACTGTAGAAGCGTCAGTTGCTATCTATGCTGGTGACTTTGGTGAATTGCAAGTAGTTCCTTCTAACTTTAGTAGATCAAGATCAGCGTTATTTGTTGACCCTGATTACGCTAAAGTTTCTTACTTGAGAGATTTCGAAACTATCGACATTTCCACTATTGGTGATGCAATGACAAAAATGATTGTCGTTGAATTTGGTTTAGAAGTTTCAAATGAGAAAGCGCACGGAATCGCTGCTGACTTATCAACATCGTAAGTTAAACGGAGAGGGGCAGAAATGCCCCTCATTCTTATTGGAATAATCATGGCAAAAAGAACTTTAATAGACTCTAAATCAGGATTTATGAGTGAGTTTGCTACAGAAGATGAAAAGAACATTTATCACAGTTCTCAAAATGTTCAGCCTATTTTGGATAATGTAAAGAATTTATCTTACGGTACGCAAGGTAAAGAATTAAAGCACGTTGCAGAAGTACCTATGGTAATATATCAAAAGGCAGTAAGAGAAGGTTGGGCTAAAGACAGAAAGCAATGGAAGAAATGGCTCAATGATCCAGATAATAAATTATTTAGAATATGGCAAGGTAGAGTATGACTTATGAAGAATTAAAAACTCAAATAGCAAGTTATTTGAATAGAAGTGATTTAACATCACAAATTGATATATTTATTGACACTACCGAAGCAGAATTAAACAGAAAGGTCAGAGATAAAGATATGATTAAAAGAGCAACTGCCACAGCAGATGCTCAATACTTAACTCTACCTGACGATTGGTTGGAAGTAATTAATGTAGAAATTACATCAAATGATTTTTCTCCATTAATGCAACAATCAATAGAATCATTAGATGTATTTAGAAGGGCAAATGACAATACTTCTGGACAGCCAAAGTATTTTGCTATTGTAGATGGCACATTAGAACTTGCCCCTACCCCTGACACATCATATACATTACAATTAACTTATTATGGTAAAATCACCGCGTTAAGCGACTCGAACACCAGTAATTTTGTTTCAACAAACCACCCAGATGTTTATTTATATGGTGCGTTGAAGCAAGCCTCTATTTATCTTATGGAAGATGATAGAGTTCAGATGTTTACTGCGCAATTTGAATTAGCTTTAGAAGAAATGCGTATGCAACAAGAAAGAGCTGCGTTTGGAAAAGGTTCTTTAATACCAAGAAAAAGAACTTATGGTCAACGCAAGAAAACAACATATTTTATGAGAAATTAGGAGTAAATAGAGAATGGCTGGATTTACAGATTATTTAGAAGATAAAGTATTGGATCATGTATTTGGTGGTAGTGCTTACACAGCACCAGGAACTTTATACGTTGGTTTATTTACAGCAGCACCTTCTGATACTGGTGGTGGTACTGAATGTTCTGGTGGTTCATACGCAAGAAAAAGTATGGCTGCTATGACTGTATCAGGCACTTCACCAACCACAGCAACCAATGGATCAGCAGTAGAGTTTGTTACTGCTACTGGCTCTTGGGGAACAGTAACCCATGTAGGTATTTTTGATGCCTCATCAAGCGGTAACTTAATGGCTTGGGCAGCATTATCTGCTTCCAAAGCAGTAGCAAGTGGTGATGTATTTAGATTCGATGCTGGTGACTTAGACGTTACATTGGCGTAATCAATGGCCTCAGTAGGCTATGGTTACGGTGGTTATGGGAAGTCACACTATGGTCAACCCATATTTCAATTTGGCGAAGCGACTCTAGCGCAAACGTCAGGATTATCTGCATCTGCGTCTATGACGTTTGCAGTATCCGCAACATCAGCACAAACATCAGGTGTAACGGCTTCTGGAACTTTACTCAAGTTAGGTGCAAGCACGATTGCACAAACATCTGCTGTAACCGCAACAGCCGAAGTAGTAAAACTGGGTTCTGCTACTATGGCACAAACCTCTGGGTTTGCTGCTACTGGCAGACAAATAGATCGTGGTGAAGCTACAATTGCTCAAACTTCTGGATTATCAGCTACCGCAGAAGTAGTCAAACTTGGTACAGCAACCATAGCACAAACGTCTGCGGTGAGCGCAACAGCAGTTATTGTTCTGAGTGCATCAGCAACTAGCGCACAAACTAGCGCAGTAAGTGCATCAGGAACATTAGTTAAATTAGGTGTAGCAACCTCGGCAGAAACATCAGGATTTAGTGCTACCGCAGAGATGGTAGTATCGGGTGATGCTACTATGGCGCAGACAAGTGGAGTTACTGCGCTTGGTAGTATAAAATATTCTGGTGTAGCGACTATCGCACAAACATCTAGTCTTTCCGCCATTGGTGGCTTAAAATGGGAAGATGATACTGTAACGACAACCACATATACGGATCAAACAGTAACGACAACAACTTGGACAGACCAAACTGATCCGTCAACGTCTTGGTCAGAAGCAGCTTAACATAGGATAGGAAACATGGCAGATACAACAACTACGAATTTAAGTTTAACAAAACCCGAAGTAGGGGCGAGTACAGATACTTGGGGTACGAAAATAAATACTGATTTAGATACTTTGGATGCAATATTTGGTGCATCAGGTACAGCAGTCAATATGGGAGCAGTTACATTTACCGAAATCAAAAGTGCAACCGCTGGAACATCAAACTTCATAGCTGGTGTAAACGCGGGTAACTCAATCGCATCAGGCGGTAACTACAATGTTTGCGTAGGTGATGAAGCGGGTACTGCGATTACGACTGGTGATAATAATGTTGCTATTGGTTATCAGGCTTTAGATGCAGAAGATACTAGAAGCGACTCTATTGCAATAGGCTATCGTGCCTTAACTGCACAAAACGGAGATACTGCAAATACCTACAACATAGCTATAGGTACTGATGCTGGATTAGCTATTACTACAGGAAATAGAAATGTATTTTTAGGTGCGCTTGCAGGAGATGCAACAACAACTGCTGATGGAAATACAGCTATTGGACACAATGCTCTTTCAGCTAATACGACAGCAGAAATAAACACGGCAGTCGGTTTTCAAGCGATGTTATCTAATACAACGGGTACAAGTAACGTGGCGATGGGTTCTGGAGCATTAGACGCAAACACCACAGCTTCTAACAACACAGCAATCGGTGCAGAGGCTTTAGGAGCAAACATCACAGGTGCTGACAACACGGCAGTCGGAAAAACTGCTTTAAATTCAAACACCACAGGCGCAGACAACACCGCACTTGGTGGTAGCGCAATGTACGCTAATACAACTGGTGGTCAAAATGTTGCAATCGGTGTTGGTTCACTAGATGCTAATACGACAGCTTCAAACAATACCGCAGTTGGTAATTTAGCTTTATCAGCAAACACTACTGGAACTAGAAACACGGCAGTTGGTATGAGTACAGGAGCAGCCATAACAACAGGTTCTTACAATGTATTGATGGGTGCATATACAGGCGATGCTATTACTACTGGTGAGCAAAACACAGCAGTTGGTGATGCTGCATTAACATCTTGTATTGCTGGTACAGATAATGTTGCTATAGGCGACCAAACTTTAAAAGTTAGTACAGCTTCTAACAATACAGCAGTTGGTGCAAGTGCCTTAATAGCAAACACTACAGGAGGCTCAAGCGTAGCAGTTGGTTTTAAAGCATTAGAAGTACAAACTACAGGTTATTCAAATACAGCACTTGGTGAGTTTGCTGGTGGTAGTATGACTACAGGATCAAGTAACCTTTTTGTTGGTATACAATCAGGTTATTGGAATGGTAATGCCACAACTACAGGTCAAGCTAATACTATAATTGGTGCTTATAGCTATACAACATCGACAGGTACTAATGATGCTGTAGGTTTAGGATATAATGTTGCTGCAGAGGGTGGCTACACAACTCTAGGTGTTGCTAATAATGACATCAGAGCAGCACACGGAAACATCACTTGGGCTACTGTATCAGACGAAAGAGTTAAGAAAGATATTGAAGATGCTACTGTAGGTTTAGCCTTTATCAACGATCTTAGACCAGTAACTTTTAATTATAAAAACAAAGGTGATCTGCCTGAAAACTTTAGAGGTTATGAAGAAGGCTCTACAGAAGTTTATAAAAACTCTAAATCTCAACACGGTTTTATAGCTCAAGAAGTTAAAGCAGCTATTGATAAACACAGCGATATTAAAGATGGTTTTGGTATGTGGGATGATGATGATCCTTCTGGACAACAAAGAGTTGGTGAAACAGCAGTAATACCAGTATTAGTAAAAGCAGTACAAGAACTCTCAGCACAAGTTCAAGAATTAAAAGCACAAATAAACGAGGAAAAATAAAATGGCACAAACAGTAAGCGAATGTTTAACAGCAGCTACAGATAGCGTAACAGTAATTAATGATATTAACTCTAAAGGGCTTTCATCAACGCATATTTCAGCATCCGATCCATCTGCTGGAGTTACACAAGCCGATGCAAACTCTAGAGTTAAAGCAAACGTAGATCATCTAACTACTATTCTTGCGTATGACGGAACTAATGACACACCTAATGTTAAAGACGCAAGTGACGATAAGTCATCTTACACTACAGCGATTACTACTGGTAATACATATATTTCTAACAATAGCTAGGAGATCACATGGATTTCATAATTTGGATATTAGTAATAGTGGCTTTTGGTTTAGTTGGGTTAAGGTTTTTTAATGAGCCAAAATTTAATCAATTAAAAGATTTTCTTAAAAATAGATATAAGAGGTGATGAATGGCTTTATTGCCAATTACGCCAGTTCCAGGAATAGTCACAAATGGCACACCTTACTCAAAGAAGGGTCGTTGGACTGATGGCGATTTAGTACGTTTCCAAAACGGAAACTTAAAACCTATTGGTGGCTGGGAAAAATTAAGATCAACAGCACTAACAGGCACACCCACCGCACTCTACGCATACAGCGATAACTTTGGTAACTCAGTATTAGCCGTTGGCACTCGACAAAAAGTCTATGTATTAACTCGTAATATTTGGTACGACATAACACCAACTGGATTCGTAACGGATGCCTCAAATGATCCACTAGGCTATGGTGCATACCAATACGGACAAGAAGATTATGGAGATGCCAGATCACAGTCTGGATTACTGTTTGATACAACTTCATTCTCATTCGATAACTGGGGTGAGTTTTTAATATTTTGCTCTGCATCCGATGGCAAGATATATCAATGGCGACCGCATGGCGGTGGCACAAATACACCTGACTCTGCGGGAACAGCAGTAACCAATGCACCTACTGGAAATTTAGGAGTAGTAGTAACAAATGAAAGACATATTTTAGCGATTGGTGCGGGTGGTGATCCAAGAAAGGTATCGTGGTGTTCAAGAGAAGATCAAACTAACTGGACAGCGAAAGCAACCAATACTGCGGGTGACTTGCAAGTGCCGACAGGTGGTAGATTAATTGGTGCTAAAAAGTTTCAAACAGATGTTATTTTATTTACTGATACTGGTATTGCTAGGTTGTTTTATAATGGCAATCCATTTGTATATGGTGTTGCAGATGCGGGTACTAACTGTAAAGCAATATCAACTCGATCTATAGCAAGTTCTGGTAACGCATTATCTTGGGTGGGAGAGAACGCGATATTTGTTTACGATGGAGTGGTGCGAGAAGTGCCATGTGAGGTACACGATTATATCTTTAGCGATCTAAATTACAGTTATCGTAAAACCATAGCGGGTGGTCATAACTCTAATTACAATGAATTTATTTGGTTCTTCCCATCTACTGACAGTCAAAAACCCGATAAATATATTATTTGGAATTACATGGATAATGTGTGGGCGGTAGGTGCTATGGACAGAGGTTGTTGGGTGGATCAAGGTGTATTTGATTATCCGATTGCGTGTGATAATAGTGGTTTTGTATATCAACACGAAAGCACCACATTAAATAACTCACCGAACTTAGGAACATCTGTACCGTTTTGTCAGTCAGGGCCAATAGAAATATCTAACGGTGATCGTTATGTGCAATGCAATCAAATCATACCCGATTCAGAAGCAAGCACATTACCTGGTGTGACATTAAGTTTTACTGGTAAGTTTACACCGTTAGGCCCAGAAACAGATTTTGGTTCATTTACATTTGATTCGAGTGATGGTTACACAGATGCCAGATTCAGTGCTAGGCAAGTGCAGATGAAAGTAACAGGCGATACTACACAAGATTTTGAGTTAGGTAATGTTCGTTTGGATGTAGTCACTAGAGGCAGAAGATAATGGATTTATCCTCACAACGTCAATACATACAACGCGCAATCAATGTTAAATATTCGTTTTCTGCAACTACACAGCAAACCATATACACAGCACCTAGTGGCGGTGATTTTGATTTTGCAATTATTAAAGGGTTTATAGCTTGCGATCATGGCAACCAGCAAACCAATTTAGATGTTTCTATAACCGATACCAGTTCTAATGAGTTTTTTATATACAAACAACATAATATAACTGCATACGCTACTGACGAATTACAGACCAACGCTGGTATTATTTTACAACAAGGCGAGATTGTTAAAGCACAAGTAAACCATGCCAACATAGATTTGGTTTTAAGTATTATAGAATATGCAAAAGGCGACTAATAAAGTTGTTGATTTATACCCACAGCAAGAACTTGAGCCGTGGGAAATAGAATGGAAAAAATGTAAGCCGTTACTTGTAAAGGCAATGAAGTATCAAGACACCTATACAATTAACGACATAGAGGATAAAATAAGAAACGGAATAGCCTTTTTATGGCCTGGTAAGGAATCCGTCATAGTTACTGAATGTGTTGCATTTAGCCAAAAAAATATCATGCACATCTTATGTGCAAGTGGCAAATACGAAGAAATAGAACAAATATATAAATGCATAGAACAACACGCAAAAGAAATAGGCATAAATAAAATTACATTAATAGGCAGAAAAGGTTGGTTTAGAAAAATAAAACATTTAGGTTTTAAGCCAGAATACCTAGTTAGCAAAGATTTATAAGAGGAATAGAAATGGCAGCAGCATTACCAATATTAACAACCGCTGGAAAAGTAGCTGGAGCAGCTGGTGCTGTTAAAGGTTTATTCGATGGTGGAAGCACAGGTCAAACTCAAGCATCAATGATGGTTGATCCACAAACTCAAGCAATACAAAGAGATTTATACGAGAAAGCGCAAGCTGCATCACAACAACCTTTCGTACCCTACACAGGGCCTATGGTTGCTGGTTTCTCACCAGATCAGTTACGAGCATTTGGTGCTACCAGAGGTATGTTTGAAAGAACTCAAGCACTCGATCCTGTTTCAAGGTTAAGTGAACTTTCTGGACAACCAGCACCGTCTTTATTGGGTGCAGACATTGGTGCATATCAAAGTCCATACACTTCTCAAGTTATAGAGCAATCCATGCAAGATATTCAGCGACAAGCGGATATTGCTAGAGGTGGTGCGCAAGCTAGGGCAATTGGTGCGGGTGCATTTGGTGGTTCTCGATCTGCTTTATTGGAAGGTGAGTCACAAAGACCTTTTGCAGAAGCTATGGCAAGAACATCTGCGGGCTTGCGTGAGGCGGGCTTTGGTAGGGCGCAGAGGGCAGCAGAATCAGACATTGAAAGACAAATGAGAAACAGAATGTTTCAAGCAGACTTACAAAGAGGTTTGCTTGGTGAACAGTATCGTGGTTTAGGTTTGCTAGGTGGTATTGGTGGTCAACAGCAAGCGTTGCAACAGCAAGCGATAGCTGCTGGGCGGGGTGAGTTCCAGAGAGCATTAGATTATCCACAACGACAACTTGGATTACTGGCAACTGGTGTGAGTGGAGTTACACCAAGTAGAACACAAACAGAAAGATACAGTCCTGGTATATTTGATAGACTGTCTGCTGGTATTGGTTTATATGAGCAAGCACAACCATTTTTAGGTAGTTTGTTTCAATCACCTTCTACCCAATCATGGAGAGAAAACCCAGAACAATATATTTCAGATTTAGGATTTAGTTAAATGGCAATACAAGATTTATTAAGAACTTTAGGTCAAAGAGCAAGCACAGGCTTGGAAAGAATGGCAACCGATGAGAGGTCTGGATTAGAAAATCTAGGCAGAGCTTTCGAGATTGCTGGCGCAAGACTATCTGGCGATCCAAGAAGAATGGCTTTTATTGCTCAACAACAAGAAAACGAAAGAAGAAGAAAAGAAATTGCGTTAGAAAAAGCAAAAATTGAACAAAGAAAATCAGATGCTCAAAAAAAATTAGATATGCTATTAGAAGAAGGCGCAATGACAAAAGAAATGTATGAGTTAGCTTCTCTTAATCCAGAAAGATATGCGGGTGTTAGGTTGCAAGCAATGGAGCAACAAAGATTGCAAGACATTAAAACTAAAGAAATTAAAGATCAAAAAAATAACTTGATAGATCAATTAGTTGAAGATGGGATGCCAGAAAAAAAAGCAAGAGCTGCGGTAGAAGGCATATCACCTAATTATTTTGCTGATGATAGTGTTACTCCTTTAAGCCCTAGTCAACAAATTAATAGTATAAAATTAGTTATATTGCAAAAGATACAACAAGGAATAAAACCAGAAGATTTGCCAGAAGGTGAAAAAACTATTTACGATGAATTTATGAAAAATAAAACCGCTGAAAGTATTTTTGAATCTTTAGGTATAGACATTACTGGTGGTAAATCCAATACCTTAGAAATTAACAAGATTGAATAATGATATGTCTGTTTACCAAATCACCGATCCTAATACTGGTAAAACTTTAAAGGTAACAAGCAACAGACAGCCTACGCAACAAGAGGCAAGAGATATATTTTCTGGTCAGCTTGGTAGTGCAACTATGCAACCAGAAAAACTTACGGAAGAAAACATAGTAAAAAATTTAGACTGGATTAATGCCTCAAAATCAATATATAAATTAAACGAAGGCGCAGATGCCCCTGACCTCGACTCTGATAAACAGTACGCAAATTATGGTTTACGTTATATGGGTTTATTTAACTATAACCTTCCAAAGATGGGTTTAGAAGCCACGCAACTAACTAAAGCTACAGATCAGCAAAAAAAAGATTTTGTTACATTGATGGATATGTATGATGAGAAAGAAGCTAGTTTTGCTGGTTTTGGTAGATTTGCAAAAGGTGTACTAACTGACCCAACTACTTATGCTGGTATCGGAACATTTGGTGCAGCAACTGCTGGTGCGCAAGCATTAAAACAAGGAATAAAAGAGGGTGTAAAACAAGCAACTAAAGCGGGTGTAAAACAGGGTGCAAAAGTTGGTGCAATAGAAGGTTCTGTTTATGCAACCGCAGACAATGCACTTAGACAATCAGCTAGAATACAAGCTGGTCAACAAGAAGGTTTTGATTTAAAACAATCTGGAAAAGCAGCTTTAATTGGTGCGGGGGCTGGATCAGTTTTAGGTGGAACTGTTGGTGGTATTGGTAGCAGAAACTCAGCAATAAAAACACAACAACAATTACAAAAAATGGAAGCTGAGTCTGTTATTGATACATCTTCTACTGTTAAAGAAGCAAAGGAAAGCATCAAGCCAAATGTAGAAAAATTTGATAGAAAATTAGCAGAAGATGTTAGACAAGAAGTTGCAGACGTAAAACAAGACTTACAAACAGATTTTAATTTAGATATCAGTCAAAAAGGAATTGATGTTGGTATTGAAGTATTAGATGAATTACAAATACCAAGAGACCCAAATATAAAAATATCAGATCAATTATTCGATGCTTTGCAATTAGTAAATAAAAACGAAACATACAGAAATGCTTTTACTGATGTATTAAAAAGAAACAATATAAATGAAATTCAATTTGCACAACTTTGGAGATTGGGTGCTTCTGATGCTGGTCGAAGGTTGGCTCAATTAAGTGTGGCAAAAAAAGCAATGAAAGATATTGGTCAACAAATATCTGAAACTGCACCGCAAGAAGGGATGGCAAGCTCACTCATTAAATCTTTTGGCGATACAGCATACAAACTAGATAACGTAAGACGAGGGCTTTTAGTAAGCCAAGTAGCCACTTCTATGAGAAACTTTACAGCGCAAGTAGGTAGAGTTGGTGTGCATACTTTAACTAAAGGTATGGATAATATTCTAAACAGAACATTTAATCCTATGCGTAGGTTATTTGGAAAAGAAGAAGTTCCAGTAGATCAAACAGAAACTTTTGGTTTATTGTTAAATTTAACAAGCAATAAAAAGAAAGCCAAAGAAGCAACAGAATTTGCCACTAAATATTTTGTTAATGAAAAAGATAGATTGTTTAATAACTATGCTTCTGAGGTCGCATCTGCTGCAGATACTCAAACACTAAAAGGTGCGCAAAAAGTAGTTGATGGTTTAAACGTAATAAATAGGATGCAAGAATTTTATTACAGAAGGGGAATGTTTGCTGCTTCTTTAGATAAAACTTTAAAGAAAAAAGGAATATCTTTAGATGATGTTGTAAAAAATAATGACACCAAAGCAATTACTAAAGCTGATGTAGAAAAAGCAGTTGATGATGCTTTAGAGTTTACTTATGCAAAAACACCAGATAATAAGATTGGTAAAGCTTTTGTAGATATATCTAACTCTATACCTTTTTTAACTACAGGATTAATTCCATTTGCTAGGTTTATGACCAATGCAATGAAGTTCCAATACCAGCATAGTCCATTAGGGCCTTTATCTTTACTCTCAGGAAAAGAAAGAGCCAAAGTTGCTGCTGGAGATATGGGCGTATTTAGTAGGGCTATGATAGGAACATCATTATTAATGGGAACTATTGAGGCAAAACGCAGAGGATTTGGTTCTGAAAAATGGTATGAAATGCAAACCGAAGATGGAAAAACAATAGATATGCGACCTTACTTTCCTTTAACACCATATTTATTGGTTGCTGATTTAATAGTAAGGGCAGAAGACGGCAGAATACCACCAAACGCAAAAGATGTTATACAGGGTTTAACTGGAGCGCAGTTTAGGGCTGGTGCTGGTTTAGCTTTAGTTGATAATTTTATAAATGAAATATCTGGTGTAAGCAATGAGGCAAGAATTTCAAAGGCTGTAGCTAGATTTACTTCTGAGGTTCTGGGTGGTTTTTTAACTCCATTAAGAATGTTTGGAGATTTTATAGAACAAGATCAGCCATTTAGAACTGCATTACCAGAAACACAAACATACGGAGATATTCCATCTGCTGTAGTAGAGCAGTTGAAAACTAGTATACCTGGTATTAGAGAAACTTTGCCAGAAGCAGAATCTCCAACAAGAGCAGAAACACCTGGCAGACCAGAAACAGTAAAGCTACCTTTTACTGACATAGAGCTACCTGGCCCATTAACAAGACAATTAACTGGTGTTACTGTTAGAGAACAAAAAAATCTCGCTGAAAAAGAATTAGACAGATTAGGATTTAAAAGAATAGACATATTGCCTTACACTGGAGATAGAACAGCAGATCAGATAATGGCTAAATACATGGGGCCATTGGTTGAGAATTTAATATCAAGATTAGTAGTAGCACCAAAATATCAAAAATTAAATAATCCAGCTAAAGAGTTAGTAATGCGTGAAGCTCTCAAGGAAATCAGAAAAGAAATAAAACCATTTGCACAAGCAGAAGACCCGCAAAGATTTGCGCAAATACAATACAACAGATTAAGTAGAGCTGTAAGAAAGATAGTTGAAAGAGCAAAATAACCCTATATGAACAGAGCAACACAAAGGCTCGGCAAGTCAGGTGAATATTTTACCGCTTCCGTTTTGTCTTTGATTAGCGACTATGTGATTGTAAACACCGATGGTGCGCAAGCAGATGTATTATTTGAATATGAATCGGATTTTTTAAAAGTACAAGTAAAAACAAAATCCAAAAGACATAGCTCAAGACCAGGTTGGAAGTTCGATATAAGGCGCGGTTCTCATTCTAGCGAAAGATTTTTTAGAAAAGGTTATGTAGATTTATTTGCTTTGTACTGCGCTAAGTATAAAAAAATATTGTTTTATCCTTTCCATAAAGCAATAAATGATAAAGGTCATTCTAAAAATTGTATTTATGTTACAGATGACAACATGAAAAATGCTAACAGTATGGAAAGTTTAGAATCTGCATTACAATCGCTAAAAGAATATAATAGTAAATAAGAATGTAATTAAGCGGTAATACCATGAACGAAGCGATTGAATTCATTAATCAAGTAGGATTCCCAATAGCAAGTGCATTGGGTTTAGGTATATTTATATGGAAATTAATAAACCGAATTATTGATGGTATGGAACAAAAGATAGATGTCGTTGATGAAAAAGTAGATGCCAGTTTAAACGCAATGGAAGAAAGACTCAGCACTAAACTGGATGCTCAACATGGCATTATAGTGGCTCTTATAGACCGGGTACGCGCTCTTGATAATCAAACAATCAGGCAAGATGTCTTATTAAAAACATTACTTGGCGCACCAAACTTAATAGAAATTGATAAAATAGCAAAGGCCGAACGTGAAGATCAGCGCAAAGATTAGTTTATTGGTATTATTTGCAAGTAATTTAGTTGCAGATGAAATATCATTCAGATTTAAAAGCCCTAGCTTTTCTGGTGTTAACAGTTCTTCACATTACTTAACAATCGAGAATCAAGAGAACACCAGAAGGCAGAGCATTAAAGATGAAATACAGGCATACCAAGACGAACTCGCAAGAGAAGCGGATAACACAACACTGGCAAGATTTATACGCAACTTGGAATCTCGTATTTATGCACAGTTAAGCCGTCAAATGGTAGAACAACTGTTTGGCGAAACACCACAGAAAGAAGGTAAACTTGAGCTAGAAGGTAATACGATTGAATATGTTGTTGAAGATGAAACAATTACTCTTATCATCACAGATGAAACAGGCGGTACGACTTCTATTACTGTTCCTATTGGTAGCTTTACTTTCTAGTTGCGCACCAAGATATAGCTCTCTATTAGAAGAAGGCGGTCTGCCTTATATAGTAATAGAAAAAGCATCAATACTAGAGCTACAAAACGAAGAACTTCTAAATCTAAAGCCAGCAAAAAGAAAACCAGTAATAGCTGTATATCCTAATAGCTTTAAAGATATGACAGGACAGAGAAGGAGTAACTCGCAATTCGCCTTATTCTCAACCGCTATTACTCAAGCACCAGAAGCACTTTTAATTAGAGCATTAAAACACGCATCGAATGGTGAGTTCTTTCAAGTAGCAGAACGAGTTGGATTAGACAGTTTAACCAAAGAAAGGCAATTAATACGTTCAACAAGAGAAACATTTGAAGAGGAGAGTACTGTCAAACCTCTTTTGTTGGCTGGGTTATTGGTACAGGGTGCTGTCCTTTCCATAGATTCTAACATTAGAAGCGGTGGAATGGGTGCGCGTTATTTGGGGATAGGAAGCTCTAAAGAGTATCGGGAAGATTTAATTACTATTTCATTACGCTTGGTTTCTGTTTCCACAGGGGAAGTTTTAATTGAAGTATTGATAAATAAAAGTATTATCTCAGTAGGGCTGTCGCAAGACTTGTTTCGTTTTATATCTAATGGAACTGAGTTAGTTGAAATAGAAGGTGGCGCAGCAGAGAATGAAAGTACATCAATCGCATTGCAACAATCAATCGAACAAGGAGTATTACAAATAATTAAGATAGGAATTAGCAAGGGGTATTGGGAATATGAAGAAATTAATTAGTTTATTTTTATTGTTATCGTGTAGCGCAATAGCTGACGATAACGAAATCTATGTAGATCAAGTTGGTGCAACAGCCAACATTGACTTAGAGCAACTAGGTTCTGGAAACATTATAGGTGGCTTGAACTCTGCACACGGCTCTATGACTGCGTTTGATCTTGATGGTACTACAATGACATTAGATGTGAACCAGATAGGAAACAATAATAAAATGCTTGGTGATATAAACGCAGATTCATTCACTGGCATATTTGATTTTGATGGTGATACCAACTTATACACTATTCAAGTTGATCCTGGTAATGCCAATAGTGCAGATTCATCAAACGTGAATGTGGATGTGGACGGGTCAACCAACACCTTTACATTAGACTTAGCTACCAACAGTTTAGCGAGTGGTGCAGACATTGATACGATAGTGCAAGGTGCAAGCAACACAGTAAACATTGACCTTGATGTTGATAGCGCAACCAACTATATTGATTTAGATGGAGATAGTAATACTGTAAATTATGATGGAGATGGTTATGCGGGTGCTTATTTCAAGTTGGAACACGATGGTAACTCAAGGTCTTTTGACATTGACCAACAATCTACGTTGGATAACGATTGGTTACAAGTTACTTCTTCTGGCAATAATGGTAG